ACAACAATTCAATTAGGTATCCCTAATGGAAATGATTACTACTTTATAGCATCTACTTGGTTAAGCCTTGGTGCTACACAAGAATTTCTTGATATAATTTATGTTGGTGTTGGTTCTTCACCTACTGTTGATGATTTAGGTAACGCAATGAGTGCCTCTATCAACTTCAATAGTGGTCAATATGTAGACGGTAAATTTACCGCTTCTTACAATTCAGGAACAGATTTACTAACAATATCAGCTGTTACTACAGCAAATCAAAATTCATCTCCTAACAGCTCTTGGTTCGTAAGTTCTTCATTAGGATATGTAGGAGACACTACAGGAAACGTACAATTATTTAATAACGGTGTTAATGGTACTGTAAATAGTTCATTTACTATCGAAACATTAGCTTGGGGTAATCAAATGAATAACACTTCAAGTATCACAGCAGGTGCTTTAGCAAGTGGCAGCGTAACTAACGTTCGTTGGGAAGTTACAAATATAAACACAGGTAGCGGTACATTTAACTTAGCAGTTCGTGCTGGTAATGATAATACTGCTCAACCTAACTATTTAGAAACATGGCCTAACTTATCATTAGATCCAAATTTACCTAACTATATCTCTCGTGTGATTGGTGACAACAAACCATATTATAGAGTAGATGGTGATGGTGTACCATATATTGATTATGTTGGTTCTTATGCTAATGCCTCTCAATATATTCGTGTTAAATCTGTAGATTACCCACAAGTAGATTCAATCGATAATAATGGTAATTTCAAAACAGGATCATATACTACTACTTTACCACTTGTTGGAAGTGGATCATATGGTGGTTCATTTGCAGGTGGTGTTGCTTCAACAACCAGAGTTCAATTAATGAACGAAAACATCACAACAACAAACATTCAAGGATTTTCTCCTGAAGATTATATTAATGCTTTCGGTATATTAACAAATAAAGATGAATATAAATTCAACGTATTGTTATCGCCAGGTATTGGTTTAGATAATAGTGCTGGTGATAATTTAATAGCTGTAGCTGAAGGTAGAGGTGATTCAATTGCAATCGTAGATACTAAAGTATATGGTTCAACTGTAACAGGTGCTACAACAGCAGCTGCTGGTCAATCTAGCAACTATGCTGCAACATATTGGCCTTGGGTACAATTATTTAGCCCTAACTTAGGTAAAGCTGTATGGTCTCCAGCATCAACAGTAATGGGTGGTGTATTCGCATTTAACGACCAAGTTGGTGCTGAATGGTTCGCTCCAGCTGGTTTGAATAGAGGTGGTTTAGGTTCAGTATTAAAAGCTGAAAGAAAATTATCTCAAAACGATCGTGATAACTTATATCAATCAAATGTTAACCCATTAGCTACATTCCCTGGAGAAGGTGTTGTAGTATTTGGTCAAAAGACATTACAACGTAAAGCAACAGCTTTAGATCGCGTAAACGTTCGTCGTTTATTGATCGCATTAAAGGATTTCATTGGTCAAGTATCAAACAACTTAGTATTTGAACAAAACACAACAATAACTCGTAATAGATTCTTATCTCAAGTAAACCCTTACTTAGATTCAGTAGTACAACGTCAAGGTTTATATGCTTACAAAGTGGTGATGGATGAATCAAACAACACACCTGATGTAATCGATAGAAACCAATTAGTAGGTCAGATTTACATCCAACCAACTAAGACAGCTGAATTTATTATATTAAACTTCAACGTATTACCTACTGGCGCTACATTCCCTGCATAAGGGGATGTGGTTCCTAATATTTATTAATAGCAATATAAACACAATATAAAATGGCTGTATTATCACCAAACGAAATAATGTTCACAGCGTTTGAACCTAAAGTTCAGAATCGTTTTATCATGTACATAGACGGTATTCCGGCGTACTTGATTAAAAAAGCAACTGCACCTGGATTTGAAGCTGGTGAAATTATTTTAGATCATATCAACGTTTACCGTAAAGTAAAAGGTAAAGTTCGTTGGAATGACATGACTTTAGAATTATATGATCCCGTAACTCCATCTGGTGCTCAATCAGTAATGGAATGGGCTCGTTTAGCACACGAATCAGTAACTGGCCGCGATGGTTATTCCGACTTCTACAAAAAGAGCATCACATTAGACATTTTAGGTCCAGTAGGTGATGTAGTAGGTGAGTGGATTATCAACGGTGCTTACGTTAAAACTGCAACTTTCGGTGATTACGATTGGAGCGCAGACGCAGCTGTTAGCTTGTCTGTAACAATCGCTATGGATTACTGCGTATTGAACTTCTAAGAATTATCTTAATATTTTAATTAAGGGTATTTGCTTTTGGCAAATGCCCTTTCTTTTCGTATATTTATATATATAAAATATAAAATAAGTTTATGGCAGAATTAAAAATTCCAACCGAAATCGTTTCGTTACCCTCAAAAGGTTTATTGTATCCTGAAACATCTCCACTATCTAAAGGTGAAATTGAGATGAAATACATGACAGCAAAAGAAGAAGATATTCTTACCAATGCTAATCTTATTCGTCAAGGTACTGTTATTGACAAATTATTACAAGCACTAATTGTAACACCAATCGACTATAATGAGTTACTAATCGGTGATAAAAATGCAGTATTAGTTGCTGCTCGTGTTTTAGGTTATGGTAAAGATTATTCTTTTACCTATGGTAATAAAGAAGTATCTGTTGATTTATCAACATTAGAAGATAAAGCAATAGATGAATCATTGTACACTCGTGGCTCAAATGAATTTAATTTCACATTCCCACATTCAGGCAATAACATTACATTTAAGCTATTAACGCACGGTGATGAACAAAAAATCGATGCTGAAATTAAAGGCTTACAGAAGGTAAATCCAAATTCATCTACGGATGTTACTACACGTTTAAAATATATGATTACTTCAATTGAAAGTAAACGTGATCAAAAAGATATTCGTGAATTTGTTGATAATTACTTAATTGCTAAAGACGCTAGAGCATTACGTGAACATTATTCTAAAATTCAACCTGATGTTAATTTAGTTTATAAGCCAGAAGATGATAGTTATGTAGGGGAGGGCATAGCTATTCCAATTTCACTTAACTTTTTTTGGCCTGACTCAGGACTATAGATTAATATTATTTAATCAAATTCATGAAATTGTATTTCATGGAAATGGTGGTTACGATTGGGACACGGTTTACAACATGCCTATTTGGTTACGTTTATTCACGTTCAATAAAATGAAAGAACATTACGAAAAACAAAACGAGGAAAATAAAAAAGTAAATAATCAATTACAAAACAAAGCCTCAAACGTTGCGAAACCAAACATAAATCAAACACCACCACCAACCTATAAAGTAAAGGCGCCTAAAAAATAGGCGCTTTTAATATTTATACGGTGCAATAATATAATATGCCGACACCCGAAGAAATAAAAAAACAATTAATCGAAACCTCAACAATAGTTGAGAATACATTAAAATCTGTAGCCGCACAGATTGGGGACATATTTCAGGATGCTTTAAGTGAAGCAGATGGTATTACTAAAATATTTGGTAAAGATGTAGAAAAGCAGCTAAAATCATTAGCTCGTTCTACTGACAAAATGGTAGAAAATCAAATTAAAATAAAATTAGGTCAAACATCTTCTAAAGATATAGCTAAACAATTATTAGAATATGAAGTTAAACGAGAAGTTCTTGAAAAAAGAATTTCAAATTTAATGGCTGAACAACCAGAATTAGCAGCTCAACTACAATCACAGTTAGCAGATGTAGATGCAGCTAATGCTGATTATGTTGAAGGATTAAAGGAACAAGAAAAAGAATTAATAAAAATAGAAAACAGAATGGGAGTGATGGGTAAGCTAGTTAAAGGCTTAAACAAAATTCCTATTATAGGTAATCTTATAGAGGCTGATAAGGTAGAAACTGAGATGAAAAAAGCAGCTGCTAATGGTAAATCTGCTTTTTTAACTGGATTTAAAGAAGTAGGAAAAAGTATAGGAAAAAGTCTAACAGATCCTCTTACAGTATTAACATTCTTTCTTAATGCCGGATTAAAAGCAGATAAACAAACAACCGAATTAGCTAAATCATTAGGTATAGCTAAAGACCAAGCAAGCGGTTTACGTGATACTTTTGCTACATATGCTAGAAGTACAGAAGATACTTTTATTACTACTAATAAATTATTAGAAGCTCAAGGTGATCTAACCAATGAACTAGGAATTGCAGTACAATATACAGGTAAACAAACAG